GAATCCGGGTTTGTAACTAAACCCAAGGTGGGATGGTATACTCGACCCACAGTAACAGATGATAAAAATTTCAGAGAAAAAGATACTCTCAATGCAGAGTTTTGGAAACCGATTTTTGAAGATACAAATTTCTCTGAATATGTAGAGGAAAAATTCTCTATAGGGTATATACAAATGCTGGATTAGTTATCAAAAAAATAATCATGTACGCAGCAGGGATACTAATAATATTTCTATTGGTTCTCTGGGTATTTGTATTATTAATACATCATCATTTTACGGATGATGTTAAACACGATTGGGTTCGATTATCGGAATTTGGTAGAATGCAATCTGGAAAGAGGTAAGATATGAAATATACTAAAGTAAATGGAATATTAACATTGCCGGAAAGAAATGAGGATGATAAAAATACAGGATGGATGCTGTGTATCAAATATGAGGATTTTAAATTATTTGGGTATAAACTAGATTTAATGTGGAGAGAACGAAAGGGGGTTAAAGAACCTGCGTCACAGAAATCTGTTGAAATTTTAAATTTAAAAACTGACTGCCCACACAAATTTTTCCTTCATTAGTTTACAATAATTAGAGATTGTGGTATAATATAAATGAAACAAGAATATTCGTATGTTGAAAATGAAAATGTACCAGATAGAACTGGTATTAAACTGAGGGGTGGGAATTTTGATGGTATAATTTATATATATGGTGATGTTAGAATCTCTGAGGACGATCCACCAATTTTAACATTCGATTTTGAGGTTCTTAATAACCCTAGAAACAGAGATTATAAAGATTCTGAAGAATTCGAAATTATTATGGGGGATGTCCTTGTACAAGAAATTGATAAGAGTATGAGTAAAGATGATAGAAGAAACGATAATCAAAAATCTGATAACGAATGAATCATTTCTGCGGAAGGTAATACCTTTTATTAAGGAAGAATATTTCCAAGGACATATTGAAAAGGAAATATTCAGGGAAATTCATAATTATGTAGGGGAATATTCTAATATTCCTTCCAAAGAAGCTCTGATCATAGGGATCAATAAAAGAAATAATATAACGGATGATGTCCATTCCAAATTAATAAATCACATTAATTCCATTTCTCCCTCTGAGGTTGACGTAGATTGGTTGGTTAATGAAACAGAGCAATTTTGTAAAGATAGATCCGTATATAATGCGGTACTGAAATCGATTTCTATTATTGATGGTAAGGAGAAAGATTTAACACCAGATGCACTACCGTCTATATTATCAGATGCTTTGTCAGTTTCCTTTGATTCTAATGTTGGACATGACTACTACGATTCAGCAGAAGATAGATTTGATTTCTATCATAGGAAAGAGGAAAAAATACCGTTTGATATAGATATTCTTAATAAAATTACTAAGGGTGGTCTTCCCAACAAATCACTCCTATGTTGGATGTCAGGAACTGGTGTTGGTAAATCTCTAGTTATGTGTCATCAGGCAGCTGCCGCCATGGAAGTGGGATCTAATGTATTGTACATAACCCTAGAAATGTCCGAAGAAAGAATCGCGGAAAGAATTGATGCTAATTTAATGGACGTTAATATAGTAGATGTTCCGAAACTTAATAAATTTGAATTCGATGCAAGGATTGATAAGGTTAAAAAGAAATGCCGTGGTAAATTAATTGTTAAAGAATATCCAACATCATCTGCCCATGTAGGACATTTTGAACATCTTCTTGATGAACTCAGAATAAAGAAATCATTTAAACCTGATATCATTTTTGTGGATTACATTAACCTCTGTACATCCAAAAGATTCAAGGCTGGTTCTAATCATAACTCATATACAATTATCAAGTCTATTGCCGAGGAACTCAGAGGATTGAGTGTTGTACAGAATCTTCCAATTGTCACTGCAACACAGGTTAATAGATCCGGTGCTGGTGATGCTGATATTGATCTTACAAATACTGCAGAATCATTCGGTCTCCCTGCTACTGTTGATCTCATGCTAGCTCTCATATCAACTGAGGATCTGGAAGAAATGAATCAAATCATGATCAAACAATTGAAAAATAGATATAATGATGTATCCTATTATAAAAGATTTACCGTTGGAATCGATCGATCAAAAATGAGACTCTATGATCTAGAAGTCAAGGCACAGGACGGTTTAGTTTCAACACAATCTAATTCGCAAAAAGAAAAGCCACAATACTCCGGATTTGTTATATAAACTTTTAATTATTATAAATAGTTTAGTATAATAACAGGAGTTCATTATGTTAACTTATTCCGAGTTAATTAAATCGTTAGAAGAATCTGAAAAAAGACAAACTGGTGCCGAAAAAAGAGCCAGTAAGATTCAAAGAAAAAAAGATAAGAAGGATCCGAAAAAAGTAAAAGCTAAGAAACTTTATCTCAAAAAAAGAGCAAAAGGACTTAAGAGTGGTGCAATAAGGGTAGATCCAAAGAGAAAAAGAGATGCTGAAAAACGTGCCAAGCGAAATTAAGATAACGGAAATAATACTATGTCTAAAATAGAACCAACAGAATTAGATGAAGTTGTGTCTAAAGAAACAAGAAAGAAGATGGCTCGCAATATGGCTAAAATTGCGAAAAAATCTTCTACAAAACTGAAGAAAGCCAGATCCGCATTAAAAATGGCTTCACCAGAAAAAATTAAATCTAAAGCACACAAAAAGGCTAAGGAAGTTTTTGCAAACAAATTAATTGGTGACAAATCGTGGTCTGATTTATCTGATCAAGAGAAAATCCAAATTGAAAAGAAACTCGCAAAAAAGAAAGGTGCCATTGAAAAATTAGCTAAAAAATTAGCTAAACAAGTAAAGAAAGATGAATTAGCTAAGGTTAAAAAGAACAGAGCATCGTGATGGATTTCCACCACTTTGGAATTCATTCTTCCAATTTCTTCGAGTTAGAAGAAGCTAAGAATACCCACATGACACACATCGAGGATTTAGTTCTTGATGGTGGGGTTGATGGTACGCGTGACGCTATTAATGCTCTTAGATCTCTGAGAGATATGCTAAAGGGGGATTCAAATACATCTCATTCTGTCACAGTAAAATGGGATGGCGCACCTGCTGTGTTCGCTGGAATAGATCCTAGCGATGGTGAATTTTTCGTGGCAAAGAAAGGTATCTTTAACAAGAATCCCAAAGTATATAAATCACATTCTGATATTGATGATGATACTTCTGGGGATTTATCTACTAAATTAAAAATTGCTTACACGGAATTAAAGAAACTCGATATCAAAGGTGTTCTTCAAGGTGATATTATGTTTACCAAATCTGATCTCAAAAAAGAGAGAATTGATGGCGAATCGTACATCACATTTCATCCGAATACTATAGTTTATGCGGTTCCATTTGATCAAGCTGATCCACTCCTTCAATCCAAAATAGGGGTTGTTTGGCACACAAAATATACAGGATCTTCTTTTGAAGATATGTCGGCATCATTCTTAATTGATATATCAAAGCTAAATAAAACTAAATCGGTTTGGATGAGAACTGCCGATCTAGAGGATTTAAGCGGTACTGCCACAATGACCAAGGACGAAACCAATTCGGTTACTTCGCATCTATCTTCTGCCGGTAAAATATTCAGAAAAATCTCCTCTACAACATTAAAATTGGTTGCTCAGGATTCTGAAATTAATCTCCTCATCAATACATTCAATAATACTAAGGTTAGAAGTCAGGAACGCATTACTGACACCAAGAAACATACATCTGACCTGATAGATTGGATAAATGCGAGGTATCAAAAACAGATCGATAAATTAAAATCAGTAAAGGGTAAGGAGAGAAAGACAGCAGCACGGGATAAGACTCTCGAATTCTTTTCTCCTTCCAATAAAACTAATCTGAAATTGATGTTCGAACTTCAAAATTATTTAATTGATGCTAAGGAAATACTCATCTCCAAAATGAATAGGGTTTCTAGTATATCAACATTTGTAAAAACTAAAAATGGATTTAAGGTTACAGGTACTGAGGGATATGTTGCTATTAATAGAGATGGCAATGCTGTCAAACTCGTAGATCGAATGGAATTTTCTTCAAATAATTTTAATCCGAATATAATCAAAGGATGGGAAAAATGAAGGGATTTAAAAATTACATCTCAGAGAAGGGCGGTGGTGCTGCCGCAGGTCAACTTGAAGTCGTTACCACTTCGCTCGAGGATGCAAGGGAATATGCATTATCGAAACTTCCAACATTAGATAAAGATATTCCAGATTTTGATAAGAATTATGTCTTAGCACAAAAACTCGCATATAAAGGTTCTACTAAAAGAAAAGACATGCCTGTTATAACATCGAGGGATGTTGATAAATTTCAAAAGAGATTGAGTAAGGGTAAACTTGATATAACAAAACCATTTTCCAAAGACACTAATCAATCGAATCCATTTCCCGAAGGACTCTCTGGCGATAAAGCTAATAAATTTTTAGAGGCTGGGTTAAAAAAGAATGATGGTGATAAAGGTGATGATGTCGTGAGTGTTACTCGGGATAAAGTCTCAGCAAAAGATTTAACCCCCATTCAAGATCAGATATATTTTGATAAGGGACTTGGTACTATAGCTAAGAATGGTGTTGATGGAACTATAAAACTATTAAATTCTAAGACATTAATTGTGTCAAGTGATAATCGCATTATTGACGGTCATCATAGATTTCTGAGTGCTATATTATTAGATAGAAATATGAAACTTAATG